TTCCGTGTCAAAGAGTGAGTGGTACACATGGTCGTGTTTGAAAATAGGCGAATACACCGGCAATTCCATGACCAGTGAATACACATCCAAAAGGCGGGTTTGAATTTCGCGGAACAATTGGCTCAAGACCGTGTCACCAAAAAAGATCTGAATCTTTTTCCAATAATCTTGCACGAAATTTTCCAGGTCGCGGGTGTGTACATCGGCCAGATCCCAATGTTCGGGGATGCGATCATAAATTTTCTCATTCAAAATCATGGTGGGGAGAACCCGGGACATAAAATAAATCGAATTCTTCACATATTGAACCTTTTTGTACAACATATCACGGAAGGCCATAGGAACCGTTTCCAAATCCGAAATTTGAAAAACATTCAGGAGCCAATCTTGGAAAGAACCAAAGGCGGAATCAGAGAGATTACCATTTTTATCCATGAAATTCACAATGGCGTAGTACATGCGCTCGTTCGCCTTCACCAAATAATCTTTGAATTTATCCAATTCGGGGCGAGGTTCTTCCACCATGCGCTGCGGGTGGAATCCCGAGAGAACGCGTCCCAAATGTTTGCGGAAGTTGGCGTCAATGACCAGCGATTCACTGCGGTCGAATCGATCCAATAGATCGCGAATCACATCAACCTGTTCATAGACCAACGGGTTCCCAATTTCCACCCTATTTTTCGCCCGCACCAACACCATCAACTGTTGTAGGTTCTCCTCGGTGTACTGTTTACCGTTGATCTTCAGAAATTCAATCTTGTCCATGAGAGACATTTCCTTTTTGTAGCCCAAAGGCGGTTTTTCGGGGCAAACCGCCCGATATTCTTCCGGAATAGGAAGGTCGTTGTCAAAATTACAGTAGTGGAAATAGGCGTCGTAGATATTTTCCACGCGAGTCGCATCCGTAACAATGGAATAATGAATACCTGTAAAATCGGGATGGTGATAAGTGAAGGGGGAAGATATTTCGCGGTATGACTGCATTATCTCCGCATGTTTCTGCACCAATTTAATGTAGGCACTTATGTTGGGATTTTCGTTGATAAAATATTGCATGGGTATCAAATTCCCCGTATTGCAGCAGGCGTTCTCCAAAAAGGGTATTTGGCTCGATGTTTTTAAGAGCGTGTCCTTGGATTTGACAATCTTGTTTATTTCGTCGACAATAGCGTAACCGTGCTGAATAATCTTCTGTTGAACAATGCCCAAATATCGGCGCTGATCACGATGTTCCTTGTTGACTAAATTGATAATCTCCTTCTCGAATTCATCCGAAACCCCGCGCAAGTGCTGAATGCTTCCGACCGGTACGATGGGTGGTAAAAACAGTTTCCATTTCTCGATGCTGTGTTCTTCTGGTACGATTTCGTTGGGATTCAATATCATGAATTCGCGCTTTCTCACATACATCTCGTTGATGTCGGATCTCTCGGGTAAAATGAGTTTTTCGATGGTCTCGCGAATTTTGGTAACATACGCCGCCACATCCAGGCGTTCAATGGAATTCCAAGGCGATATACTACTCTTGGACTTGTACAGGGTACAGGCGATGTATTCAATCCCAGACAGATCCTCGACCCCGCCTGCCAAAGGAAACCCGCTGAAAGAACGCACGCAACCGGGAAAGGTTTTTTTCACCTGAAAAGAGGGGACCGCCGTTTGAATCGCAATCAATATACAGGACCCAATCATCCAGAACATGAGACGATTCTTGTAGATTTCGTAGGGAATGGGTCGGACGCCCTTCTTTTTCTCTAAGAGGGCCGCGCGCTGTTCGTAAATCTCCTCGGATTGGATGTGTTTTTCCATCAATTCGTCCACGGTTCTCAACACGAATTCTTGAATTGATTCAACCGGGACACCAATGTTATTACACACCGTAACAACAATGTTATAAATGATCTGATTTTTCTCATTTTCGAAAATCGCATTGGTCTTGGCCAATTTGTTGGTCGCCGCCGTTGTATTCAACGCCTTGGTCAATTTGGTTTCCAAATCGTCTTCCATAATTTCGTGGCTTACAATACGGAATCCTTCTTCCGTGAAACCCTCTTCGGTCGCAAAATCGATCTTGCGCAACACATACCCGCTGGCCTTATCCACAATCGAATCGCCGTCGTCACTCAAGACCCCGTTGGTTCTACATATGGCATCTAATTTGGCCGTATAATCGCCCCCGGATATGAAAACGCGCGCCAACTTATAAATGCTTTGCGGTACCAACTTCGTATTGGTATCCTTGCAATACAACCACTGAATGTCCTCCTTCAGTTCGTCGAGCATGGGTTCTCGACAAAACATGTCCACAAACTTGACCAAATCATTCTGTTTTTTTTGGAAATCGTCCTGTGAAATGATCATGTCGCGTAATTTGACATGGGGCGACTCTACACCTGGTGCATGATCGTTTTTGGTATATCTACCGATCTCGTAGGCGATATTGTTGTATTTTTCTCTCTGTAACTCCAAGAGTCGCGTGATTTTGATAATGTTCTTAAAGTCCGTCTTCAAGGTTGCCTTGATAGCTTCGTCCATTTTTTCAATGGACTCACTAATACGGCTGTCGAATTCGTCACGCATGCGTTTCTTCTCGAGTTCACTGAGACGATTCTTCGCATAAGCGGAAGATTCGCAGACATTCTTTTTCTGATTTTGAAAACAGTCGTCGGTAATATTACAAAAAATCGTATTTGTATCCAAAAAAGCCTCCTCGCTTATCGAAGTGTCGTGTATCCAGTGATTTTTTGAACGACGGAAAAATTCTCGGCTGACAAAATCTTGATTCACGAATTCCCCTTCTTCCTCCAAAATCGCAAATTGTCCTCGCTTTTTCTCAGAGGCCGGTACTGTCAGTTCCAACACGGCAAATTCACCGTTCTTTACTCGGCGCTTGCCTTCGACGAGGGTCGCCGCCAGTTCCGCCGCCTCTTTTTCGGGTATTTCGTGCTTGTGTATGAGTGTTTTTGCCAAAAATTCCAAAAAAACCACGGGTTCCATCTCTTTTTGTTCGGAACGATAAGCTTCAATAATACTGTAAGGCGTGGTGTCGAATTCCTTGTCATAAAACACTTCAGATTCGCCGTTGTCCGCCCGTAAATCCGCCAATTTCTCGTATTTTTTAGTCAAATACCTACGCGAGCAATCGCTGGAACGAATCTTTTCGCTTTCCGACATGTCATCAATGTTGGCCGGCTTCACCGCATCCAAAATTTCGGGTGTGGATAACACTTTTATGACCATCGTGGTGATGATATCCGAAAACAGTCGCGACCCGTCCAACACGCCAATTTTCGTGAGCAATTCGCTGTTGGACATAGCATCCATATTCGTATTTTTCATGTTGTAAGCGTCCTCGAACATATGAAACAGTTCCTTGTTGTCGTTCATAATATGTTTAATCTGATTGACCGCCGGCGCAGTCCCGTAGTTTATTTTGCGCAGATTGCGGAAAATGGCCGTTTTATCCGCAAAATCCTTTTTCAGAGCCAATATTTTATTTTTGATGTAAAATCGTATTTCGTTGTACTGTTGGTAGGTTATATCTTGAGAGTAAATCATAAAAGGCTCCAATTCCTTGACAATTTCAACCAACGACAATTTATCCTTGATGTATTTACGGATCAAACGGAAAATAAGACGAGTTTTGGGAACAATTGTGTTTAAAAATTTATGGAATTTGTCGGGTTTATCCTGTAAGGATTCGTCGAGGGAATATTCTTTGAGATTGGATAAAAATTCGGGTAGGGTTTCGCTCTCACCCTTCTCACCCTCCGCTGCGCGGGCGGTGTCGTCGTTTTCATCGTACTCCAAATATTTGATTTCCTTGTCTAAATTATCGACAATGTGTGAATTCACCTCGGTATTTTCTTTCAAAAGACGAAACAAAGACAAATAATTCATATGCAGGTTGGCCTTTGTCATGAGATTTGTTCCAGGCAAATCGATATGCGAAAATTTCACAACTGGTTCAGGCAAGACCAACAGTGAATTGATGCTCATCTTATCGTTGGAAGTCATCTGTTTATTCACATAAACAATTTTGCCAGATTTCAATATGGTTTTAGTTTTGATATTCATACCCAAATTGTAGCGCTGAATCACAAATCGTGTTTTGGTCAATGTGTCCATTTCGTCGCGTTTGTTTGTCTTGTTGGAAGTCGAGTAAAAATCGTCCAAATTATTAATAATGGAATCCAAATTCGTAAAAACCTCCTGCTCGGAAGTCAAACAGTCTTCGCATTTTTCGGGTGTAATTGGACTATGTAAAGTATCGATCTTGGAATACAGATTTTCGTATTTGTTCGTGATTGTTGGCAAGGTACTCTTCTTGTAACTGTCAAATAATTCATCGGTTTGTGCCAATTCTTCCCCAATATCGGCAAAATTGACATCGTCGTACAGTTCATCGTCCTTTCTTCCACCCCCGTACATGAAACGCTTCTGTTTGACTACCGGGAGAACCCATTTAATCTTGGTGTCCAATTTTTGGATGCGTTCAATGAGCGGTTTATGTAAAGCCCCCAACTGTATGTACCCGATTACATTGCCATTTTCGTCGAATTTGGAGAACAATTTGCGCACCTGTTTGAATCTCTCGATGAGGTCGTGAATCTTTCCCAAAAGTTCTTTGGAGCGCTGACTGTTCGGAATGGTCGACAACAATTCGTCCATCAAGTCATTGGCTTGCACTTCGATGCCGTACTTACGCTGACTCTCAGGTAATTCGACAACCTGTGTTACATCTTCTAATTCTTCGCCAAAGACAATATCTTCCGCCGATAAAAATGCGCTGTCCAAAATATCGTTGATATCCCTGTCGGGAAGTGCTCCCTCTGGCATATCAATCACCATTTCACCGTTGGCGGAGTACGACATGGACGGTTTGCCCTCTTCTTCGAGTTCTTCACCCTCTTCTTCGAAATCCGCATCGCGAAGTTCATCCAGCGATTTGTTTTTGGGTACCACGGCAGGTTTGGGGCGAATTTCGAATTTTTCAAAGGGAATATTTCTAGGTACACCTTGGTACCCGAAATCGATGTATATCACCGTCAAGTCGGGAAAAGTGGTGACTTCAATCATGTCTTGTTCTAAATTCGTGATCTCTCCGGTAATAATTGTGGGGAATTCCCCCCCAATGTGAATATCCACCCAGGTTTTGGGTAAAAGCCCGTTTTGACGAGCATACCCCTCTTCCTCGCTGCGATTCAACAAATATATGGTATGTATCGATTCGTCGGTAATATGTCCGGCTTCGTCCACCGTCAATTGAGTATATTTCAAATTTGCCACATTCAATAGTACAATAATGGATTGGTCGATATAATCAATAATAAAGGTCTGATCATTAATATCTGTATTGGTGGGCGCATCGATTTCGATGATGTCGCCTAATTTCAATAATATTTTATTATCTTCATTTGGATCTTTTGTTTCGGAATCCATTATATATATAATCACACACTAATTTTTTTTTACATCATTTTTTTCCTGTATTATCCAAAAATTGATTTGTAAAATTGGAGGTGAAATTATGGGAAACAATGATGTCGCAATTAGAAAAGCAGTCGGGAGAATATCTGATTTTTATGGACTATGAATCTTCAAAAACCAATCATAAATATGTAGGTTCGGATAAAATCGTCTATAAAATCATTAATTACGATAAAAATTATGTGTGTTCAGATGACAAAGACCTGGCAAAATATCGTTCGGTCATCATCGGAGAACGAGGGTCAACGCCTGAAACTGCGCATTTTACACAACAGTTGCTGTGTTTTTCACCACCTAAATCTGTAGATTTTGAAAAATTTGTTGGAGCATATCCAGATAGCGGTGGTTATATTCCGGAAGACATTTGTATAAATGAAACCGTGGAAGGCACCATGATCAATCTGTTTTATGATAGTCGTACTGGTTCATGGCAATTGGCTACCAAGAGTGCCGTTGGTGCGAATTACGGGTACTATAACTATAATATTTTGGAGGATCCAAATGATCCTAAAAGTGAGAAACCCATGACATTTCGCGACATGTTTATGGATGCTCTAGGTGAACCTCATTATGTGGACATAAACCGGGCCGCGTTTATACCCAATCTTTTTAAAACTCACTGTTATAGTTTCGTGTTGCAACACCCACAAAATCATATTGTCTTACCTGTTCACGAACCCGCCGTGTTTTTGGTTGCGCTCTACAAAATCAAGACTTATTCAGACGGAATGGCAACCGCTGAATATACGCCCCTGAAGGAAGCCAAAAAGTGGAGTTGCTTGAAACATTCTAAAATTCGGTTTCCCAAAGAATTTACCGAGAGATCTTACAGCTACAGTATGATTAAAGAGGCGTTTTGTGTCGGTTATTCGGATCCGTATTTGCCGGGGTACATGTTTACGCATCAAAAAACGGGTGAGCGTGCCGTCATGCGTAACGACAGATATGAATACATCAAGGATTTGCGCGGAAATTATTCGCATATTCAGTATTTGTATTTGAATCTACTCCGAACTGGCCGTCTTATGGAGTTTCTCTCGTGGTTTCCCATTTATAGAAACATGTTTTACAAATACTATGAATTGTACAAGGGCTTTGTGGCCGCGGTTCATAATGCTTACATGGATATTTATGTCCATAAACACAAAAATATCTCCGTGGATGCCAATATCAAATATATCGCACATAAAATCAACACTGAAGTGTTTATTCCTTCACTGAAGACCGAAAGGGTCACTATTACTAGGCGATTTGTTTGGAGATATTTACTGGACAATATGTCACCAAATATGGTAATGTATTATATGGTGCGTGTTCCGGGACAATATTAGAGTTGGCTGTACACCAACGAGAGTTTGCTCAATATTTGAATGTAGTTCATGGAATGTTGTTTGTTCACATCGCTCATAGATTTGATGGGTTGACGCAAAGTGTCGATAATTTTCAAAATCTCGTTGGAGTTGGTAAGACCACCCAAATCGCTGGCGTAATCTTTATCATAAAAAAAACTGATATCGCCAGATTCAATAATGGATGAATACGGCTGCTGTATGTTACTAAACCAAATTTTTATAATGATGGTGGGATTAGCCTTTTTAGCCATCTCAAATGCTTTTTTTGCCGTAATAATGTCAGCATTATCGGGGAACAATGATGAAATGTCATTCATGAACTCAAAAAAATTTGAGTTGAATGCATGCAAAATGGTGCTCTTATCTGAATTCATCGTATACTACAATAATTATTATATTTAGATATTTTATTTTTAAATATATATTTATAGTATATTGCCATGAAGACATATTTAAAAATTATATTAATATTCATTATTTTTACATTTTTGATGTTTTATATTCTGGCCATGTCGAATCATTTTACCGGAAACAATAAATATTATCTTTATAATAGGAAATTCGAGGGTTTAACCAATGTTGATCCTAATTCTGTAGTGGGTCGTACCTTGATGAATGGTGTTCCTCCCGCCCAAGATTTTGATTACACAAAACCGGCGATTCCGGATGCAATTGCTCAAGCGATTGGACAAAAAGCCTTGATCGCTGGTATCAACATTACATCCGCCAACAAGAGTCTAAGTCAGGTTCCTGGACTGAACAGTTTGGATGGGACGGGTCTCGGAGAAACGGGTTTGAATACCGCGACTCTTGCTAATATAGCTGCCAAAAATTCTAACGGGGTTGGTTCGGGCATCGATGCTCTGAAAAATTTGATTGGGTCGAGCAGTGGATTAACACCGATGTATGGTGCACCGGTCGGCAATGGCCCCATCGTTTCTGGTCCGAGTAATGTACCTGGATACTCTCCGAGTTTTGGTCCGGTTATATCACCTATGTCTATACCAGGACCTGTATCTGGACCTGTATCTGGTCCAGCGATGGGACCTGCGATGGTACCGGTGCCCAGTCCCGGAACCAGTAAAGTTCCAATAGATTCAAAGATATACAGTGTTGTGCCTGCTCCTGCGCCATCGTTCGTTCCTGAATCGGCACCTGTGCCATCCTTTGTACCCGCGCCTGTGCCATCGTTCGTTCCTGAATCGGCACCTGTGCCATTCTTTGTACCCGCGCCTGTGCCATCCTTTGTACCCGCGCCTGTGCCATCGTTCGTTCCTGAATCGGCACCTGTGCCATCCTTTGTACCCGCGCCTGTGCCATCGTATGTACCTGAATCGGCACCTGTGCCATCCTTTGTACCTGCACCTGCTCCTGCTCCTGTGCCATCGTATGTACCTGAATCGGCACCTGTACCATCCTTTGTACCCGCGCCTGTGCCTTCCTTTGTACCTGAATCGGCTCCTGTGCCATCCTTTGTACCTGGATCAGTACCAGTACCCGTGCCTGTGCCATCCTTTGTACCTGCACCTGCTCCTGCTCCTGTGCCATCCTTTGTACCTGCTCCTGCTCCTGTTCCATCCTTTGTTCCTGCTCCTGCTCCTGCACCCGCTCCTGCACCCGTTCCTGCACCCGTTCCTGCACCCGTTCCTGCTCCTGTTCCTGCACCAGTTCCTGTTCCTGCACCTGCACCTGCACCAGTTCCTGCACCTGCACCCGTGCCTGCACCTGCACCCGTTCCTGCACCTGCACCCGTTCCTGCACCCGTTCCTGCACCCGTTCCTGCTCCTGTTCGAGTACCCGCACCTGCACCTGCTCCTGCGCCGGCACCATCCTTTGTACCCGCGCCAGCACCAAGTCCAAGTGTATCGCCCATGTCAATCCCGGCACCAGCACCAGCACCAGCACCTGCACCAGCACCGGTACAGGCTCCGGCAATACCCGTGAACGCATCGTCCGTTTGTGATATGAGATCATGCTCGACTTCATTACCTGCTTCCGCATTTACACCGGCGCCTTCGGCAAAATAAATAACTCGTTGCATTATATCGAAAAATTTCCAAATAAAAATTATAATGGACATTTTTTATTATAGTAATTACTGTAAACATTCACAAAATGTTTTGCAATTTTTAGTTCGAGGTAATTTAACCGATAAAGTCAGTTTCATATGCATCGATAAACGATTTTACGACAAGAAAACCAATCAAACTAAAATAGCCATGGAAAATGGTGTCACTACCATCTTACCGCCCAATATTCATAGTGTCCCCGCACTCCTCTTGGTCAACCAAAATTATCAACTAGTTTTAGGAGATAATATCATAAAACATTACGAACCCATTGTCCGAAAAAACATTATGAAAGCCAATTTACAAAACGGAGAACCCATGGGCGTACCAATTCATAGTATCAGCGGTTCAGGAGGTTCCAACATCGTGTCCGAACAATATACTTCGTATAACATGTCACCGGATGAACTGAGTGGCCGCGGTTCGGGTGGAAATCGTCAAATGTACAATTATGTACCAGTGGACGCGTTCGAGGAACAACATATTCAGACACCACCTGATACATGGAAACCCGATAAATTGTCGGGAAGTGTTAGCATCGATAGCCTTCA